CTTCTTTAGAAGTTTCCTTAGCTTCTAAGGCTTTTAATTTCTTTTCAGCCTTTTCAGCTCTAATCTTTTGGTTATCAGCAAGTGTTTGAGTTCTAGTTAACTCATCATCTGTTAGTTCTTCTTGCTGTTCGTCATTTGTAGAAGTTTCCTCTTCCTCAGTATTTAAAGTCTCCTCAGACTCGTTGATATTTTCCATAGAATTCATTTTAGGTCTGAAAGCTTGACCAATTATTTAATTATTTAGTGCTATCCTTTTTAATTGCTTCCTCTTTCTCTTCATCTGTCGGTTCTTTCTGGTTAGCTAGGCTGTTTAAGTCTCTAATCTGATTCTCTACTAATAAGATGATAGTGTTTCTTGCTACTAAGTTAGCAAATTCTACATGTGGATTCTCGTTGCTTTCTGATAGTTTACTGAACTCTATAATATTTTCTTTCTTATTACCACTTAACTCTGCTAACTGTTGCTTCATATAAGCGATTAATAGGTGCCTACTGTCTAAGTGAGCCTTAGCTTCTTGTGGTGTCTTATTCACTACGTCAATCGTCATCATTAGGTCTACTACTTGGTTTAGAGGTTCATCTCCTGTAATTACAGGTAAGAATGATTTTTTAATAAACTCTAGGATTTCACCTTTGATAGTTGTCCTTAAAGCTATTTCCTCTTTCTCTGTCATTGATAACTGTAAGAATGATTTTCTTATAGCCTTTAATAAAGCTAGGTTATCTTTAAAGGTTTCCCTTATAAGAGCTAACTCTGCTTCATTATACCTTGCATTTTGTTCTTCCATAAGTTTATTAACGGTGCTTTTTCCACCGACTATTAATTAATTATGCAGGCTGTGCAACTGGTGCTACAGGTTGTGGCTGTGCAGTTGGTTGAGCCTGTGGTGCTTGTTGTGTTGGTACTTGATTTATCTCTAAAGGAGATATTTCTCCTGATAATGATAGAATCTTGTTAAATACTAACTTCATTTCTGGTGGCATTGGTTGCCCTCCCATTCCTGCTATTACTTGCAAGGCTGTTCCTAATGTTGCTAGTGCTCCACTTTTATCTTTATTTTCGCCAGTTATATCAATTTCTATTTCAAATTCAAAGTCTTTTAACATTTCTTTCCAAGTTTTACTGCTCACTTCGCTTGGCTTAATGAATCTTTGGTTGCCATCTTCTTTTAACTCTTTCTCTAATCCCATAGTAGCGTCTTGAGTGTCTAAAGCTTCTTGTTCTGGCTCGTAAATCTGTTCTGATAAGATAGTGTTAATCTTCTTTTGGTTTACTCTTTTAATAACTTCTTTAGGCAAGTATATGCTATCAATCTGATTTATTTGTTGTTCTGATAATAAAGTAGATATTTCATCACTTGTATCAAGCTTCTTTTTAAAGTTAGGTAAGATATATTTCCTTAACATATTCTCTAGTGCTAAGCCTTTATTCTCTGTCATTAACTCAAATAGTGAGTGTGATTCATTCAATAAAGCTTGTGTTTGTCTCCATGCTGCACCTGCCTTAACTTCTCCTGATGCCATAGCTTCACTAATACCGTTAATTTCGCGCCCTAGAGCCTGCCATTGACCTTGAAAGCCTTGTAAGCTAGTTATGTCGTGAGATGAGCTATTAACTTGTGTAAGGGGTTCGTTCTTAGCATGTACTAATACATCGCCATTATCCATATTGCTAGTTGCGTTCTTACCTACAAAGTTACCATCGGAAGTTTGGAAGAATACCTTGCTTGCTAATTCTAACTGGTCTTTAATCTTCTTAGCGCTATCATTTACTATCCATTGAGCGTCAAATAAGTGTTCTACAGCTCCAATAGACTGACTTCTTCCATCTTCTTTGATTAAGTGGTCTAGCTGGTAAGGGTCTTGGCTTTCTCTTCCTTTAAATAAACTAAAGTCTTCATAGTAAGTCTTACCGTCTTGATCTTTGCTTTCAATAAAGCATACTACATTCATCTGTTGCACATACTCGTCTTCGTCTTCAAACTTATCTGTTAGATATGAAAGAGGTAATTCTCCATGTACTTCATAGACAGGTATATAATCATACATATTGTCCTTAGCTTCTCCGTCTGGTATTTCCCTTGCTTCTCCTGCGTTCTTTTCTAGTATCTGTTCTACATATACTTGGTCATAGTTCTTGTTGGCTCTTAGTTGAGATGGTGTGAAGTATAGTTTCTCAATCTTAGGATTATTCTCGAAGTCCACAGTATCACATATTATTCTACTCCAGGGGATTACTTCTGCGTGTAATTCTCCACCCTTATCAACAAACTTAGAGATAGCTGAACCGTATCGTGATAGTGTTCTACCCCATTCATTCAAGAATTGTCCGAAAGCATTTTTATTCATCCAATCAGTTAGTAATACTGAAGCCAATAAAGCTAATACTTTCTGTTTCTTCTTGGTAGCCCTAAACATTATATTCTTTCTGTCTATGTCAGTAGCTCTATACCATATATTGACTGCACTTGTAACAATGTTAAAAAAAGGCTTCTCTCTGCCCTTGCTATCAGTTGAGCCTGATATGTGTTTGCTATTCAAATAAGCATCAATCCTGTTTATATTCTCATATAGATCAAATTGAACATACTTAGATATAGTTGTTTCTGTTCCACTTGTAAAGTTCTTTTCTTTTTCCCTTACAAGTTCTTGAACCGTTAATTGTTTCATATTTTATTATCTCCAAAGTTTCATAAAAATTATATATTTAAGTTATTTATCTCTTTTTTTATGTTTTCTACCTCAATCTGTAGCTTTTTAAGTTTGTTAGGGTTGTTTCTGTTATCAAACATCTTGCTTTGGTATTCCTTAAATGATATCTTGTGCTTTTTAAAGGTTAAGTCTGATTTAATCTCGTAAATAGCATCCCTTAATATATCTTCTATGTTTTTACATTCATATACCTCTGATTGATAAACGTAATCACCTACTTTGATTAATACTTCCACCGATTTTTTCATAGTTTTATTTATTACTCTCGTTTTTATAATTATATTGATTAGTTTCCATTATTTGTTTTTGCATTAGTATAACCTTGCTTCTCTCCTCTGATTGATTCGGTAGCATCTTACCCATTATTACAAAATACATACGCATCTGCCAAGTATCTGAATCATCAGGACTTCTTCCAATCGCTGCTTTAACATCTTCTTTAGCTGTTGCGAATCTCTTGCCATCGCCTTTACTTGCATCTTGATAGTTGCTTAGTTCTTCTATTATGTGTTCTTTGTCCTTTCCTGTTACTCTACTAGCTATCTCGTGATTATTTACCATTTTAGCTAATGTAAATATACATTGACATCTAAGGTTCTTATAATCAGTTGTTAAAGGCATATCTTTAAGTGTACTTACATTAGGTAGTCTTACTATGTCTGTATCTGTCTTAATTGGTGAATAAGAACCTTTATAACCTACAACACCATCTAATAGTGGATTCTTTGGTATAAATTCGCCTATTCCTATGGCATCAACAGCAATATGACTAAATGGTATTTTGTCGCTTGCTGCATACTCTCTTATCTTATCTACAATACTATTTTCATTCATTCTAGCAAAGGTTTCTCTCCTGTATTCTTCTAAGCCTTCCCAAAAACTAAACTTAGTCTTATCGCTTCCATCTCCTGCTATGTCTACTATTAAATATTTATCTGTTGTTTTATCTATTGTGTTAGAAAAGGCATCTATCAATCCATTAAAGCTAAACAAAGCTCCTGCATTCTCTATGTGTTCTGCTAATACTTCTTGTTGATATGATTGCATATCCCCCTTATACTCTTCTCTCATCAGTTCTAATTCTTCTCTCGGTACATGTGGATTATCAAAAGATGTAAAGTGAAAGCTCGCTGCATTGTCTTGCTTGTCAAAGTCCTTTTCTAGTCTTCTAAGGTTAGGGTTCTCCTTTTTGGGTGTTCCTATAAAGTCTGCTGTTCCCTTAGTATCAATAAACAAAGGTCTGAATATGTCCTTCCATGATAAGAAGAAGTTTTTTAGTGTGTCTACTTCGTCAACTGTTATATGAATTACATCTGTTAATCCTCGGTAGTTTTCTCTGTTCTCCCAACCACCAACCATTATAAGAGACTTCTCTCCGTCTTCGTTAGGTACTGTCATCTCAAGCTTCTGCTCGTTAGACTTTACATTTACTTCTCTAAATCTATTCTTTAGCTGAATCCATACAATCTTTTCTGCTTGAATCCTTGTTGGTGCTATATATAAAACTTTTCTTATTGTCTTGTATTCTTTTTGTACTACGTCTAATCTCTTTATACTTGCAGTTGCTTTAAAAGCGATGGTTTCAACTTCTAAAGCTGTCTTTCCACCTTTTCTTCCAGCCCTTATAGCTTTGAACCTAGCTTTGCTTTTCGCTATCGCTCTCTGTTTTAGATGTAGTATTAAATGAATCATCAAAATTTAAGTTTAAGTTTAAGTTGCCTTCTACTTCTAAGCTTTGTGGTGCTTTACCATAAACTTGCTCTAGTAAAAACTTAAGCATTACAACGTCTCCTTCTTTCGCTTTACTCATTGCCTTTTCAGTCAGCTTAATAATATCTTCTTTGCCGATGAAGTCTTTTATTTGTGGTCTAGTTGTACTCCCTAGTGGTCTTGCCATAGTTTTGGTTATTAACTATTTCTTTTATGTAATCTTAGTATTTATATAACAAAAAAACACGCCAAAAATTAGCCTGTTATCTCTTTAAGATTTAAGTCTATTGTATTCATAGTTCAAAGGTTACGTAAGCCTTTCAACAGTATTTAGTTGTGTGATTAATTGTTTGCTAAAAGCGGAGGTCTAAAGCAATTTAAAGGTTATAGCCTTATAATCACTATTTCTATACTTCGTCTATAAACTAATATAAAAACCTCCTCTGTTAATAAACAATTATTCTATTGTATTCCTTTAATGAGCTTTAATTCACAAACAACGACTGCCGATAAAGGTAAGTAAATACCAATAGAGTTATTAACTGTTCTCAATATTAAAGCTGTCTAAATCAGAAGCCTGTGTTTGTATTAAAGTTCTCTTGTAATTACAAGGGACTTTTAATCCCTTTCAATTAAAGATATTATTTATTTAATATCTTAAGGTGCTATCTATATTATAGCACGACTGTATCTTATGTCAATACCAAAGTATGAAACCAATGAAGCAACCGAACATATATAAGGCTATTGCTGTTAGTAGTAATATTAGTTTATTCATAACGCTTTATATTAATAATTAATCTTTTTTATCCAACTTTTCTCTATATTCTTTGATTTTTTCTGCTCTTTCCTCTTTGCTTAAAAAGTCTTTTTCTTCACCACAATAAGAACATCTTTTTTTGCCATCATATACTTCTTTAGGATAACCACATATTTCTTTCCAGTCGTGTTCTTCGCCATTTAAGCAAGGTGTTTTATGCCCTTCATGATAAAAAGACATAGATGTGCTAACCATAAAATATTTATCACAATGTTCGCATTGCATTTCTTCAAGATTATCTTCTGTATAAAAAGCACCATCATCGTGATTTATTTCACATTCTTCATCGCAATTTGGGCAAGTTACTTTATCCATATAATTTTATATTAATTATTAATCTTTAAAAATAGAGAGCAAGTTTTTTATTACTCTCTGTGTGTTAAACATACTTTACCAGCATGTTGTTTCCCATTGGTTCAGCGAATTGTACATATTGGCATTTATCAAATAGCCAAGTATTACTGGTGTTGATTCTGGCTCTTACCCACCCACCGAACTTAGGTGTCCATTCAATAGTATAACTGTAATGCTTTTTTGGTGTTATACCCCACCACTCTTTGTCAGGAAGCCTTACTACTTTAGATGCCTTATCCATTTTGTTACCTCCTTTATGTTATTTTAC